CACCTGCGGCTGCACCTGCGGCTCCTAGTCCTAATAATACAACACCGGCCTTAGCCATAGTGTCCCAATCAAGTCCGACAAACTCCTTTAATGCTTTTCCTGTAACCCATAGTGCACCTGCAATACCTGCCAATGCTACGATACCGAGTAGAACTCTTGGATTTCCAAGTGCTGTTAATCCCTCGGCAAGTCCCGTTAAGGTGTCTTTTAGAAGTCCGCCTAGACCTGCGCCGATACCCTTTCCTAAATCGCCGATACCCTTTCCTAATCCACTTAGAAGATTGCTACTGCCGCCGCCTGCAGCCCTACCTGCTCCACCGCTCTTTCCGCCAAAGCTAAAGAGCTTACCAAAGAATGATCCCATTCCTCCTGCTAAACTACGCATTGTACTGATTAGTAATTTCATACCTGCTGCTGCACCAATTGCCATAACACCTACACCAGCCCAGGCAGTTGTTGCGGATCCAAGTGTTGTAGTTACCCATTGAATGCCGGTCGCCAAGCCGCCCAATATTTTTGTTAAGAATTCAAGCATACCAACAGTTGGTGCAAATGCCACTTGGAATTGTGCTGTTAGTTTTTCCCAGGCAGTTGATAACTCTGCACGAGCTTTCTGTGAATCCTGCTGTGCCTTAAGATCTTTCTCACTTAAAGTTACCGTTGCTCTAGCCTGTTGCTGAAGTTCATTATATGTAGTAAGTGCTGCGTTAGCCTCTCCCGCAAGTTCAGGAATCTGACTGAATAGATTAGCCTGTTGCTTATTCCTTTCAATCTCCATATGGTTTGCAGCTTCAAAAGCCTTAACTGCCTGCGCTGCCGTTGTAGGATCCATACCTTTCAAACTTTGTGTGAATGCTGCCAACTTCTGACCAAATCCACCTTGGCCGATCTTCTGAAAACTCATAAATGTAGCGTTCAACGGCTTAATCGAATCAGTCATCAATTTTAATAATGTCTGTCCAAAGTGCTGATTCTTTATCGAAGCTACAAATTCAAGTGTAGATTCTGCTGCTTCACTACCTGCTTGACCTTGCAGAACGCTTGCCTCATTAGTTTTAGAAATTGCGTCTAAATTAGCAAGAAGGGCAGAGTTAGACATACCAACTGTTAATGATAATCGATTAATTCTATTTCCGAAGTTAATAAGATCTTTCGATGTCTCTTCGGAAGTTTTTTGGGATGCATCTGTAAAACCCTGTTGAGTATCTAAATAAGCTCCGAGTAATTCGGCTGCATCCTTGCTCGAGAATCCAAACTGTGCCAATCCGGTAGTGGCTAGGCCGACGGTTTTTGCAAACTTACCTGCAGTGAATGCATTTACTGCACCGCTATACTTTTCCATAATCTTGTTCAATTCAGTAAATCGAACACCGGTTAGTGCGGCGAGTTGTTGAACACCTTCAAATCCTGTTGTAACCTTATCGGCAGCACCATTGACACCTTCTATCACACTGGCAGTTCTAATGCCAGCCTTGGACAATGAATCAAAAGTAGTAAAATTATCAATAAATGCTTTCTTAATATTTTCGCCGGTTTTAACTAGAAGAGCATTAAATGCTAGTCCGTTTGCTTCTGCTTGTGCGCGGCGTAGCTTCTTCTTCTTTTCTTCGTCATCGTCAAGCTTTCTACTCTTCTTCTGCTTTGTAGTTGCTTCATCAAGTTCATCAATAAAATCTTTAAGAGATTTAGCTGCTGCCGCTGAATCCACAGAACCACCAGATCCGCCCTGAAGTGACTTAACTAATGTTGTAAAGGATTTTGTCTGTAGATCAAGAGTTTTACTTAAAATTTCTTCAATCTTGTCAAGACCTTCATCTGTTGCCCACAACGGCAGATCACCGAATGCGTCTTCGAATGCGCCGTCCGCGACGCCCGTTATAAATGCAGAATTATCAGCCATAGTTTCAGTCGGTTAAGTACCTTGATAAATAAGAGTAAACATATTCGATTATTTATCAAATATTTTTAAGGAATAAAATTATGGAACAAGTTCGTCAGAATCCTCTAAAAAGTTACTTTAGACAATTTAAATTGTATCTAAAACTGCCTAGTGGTACCTCTTATTACTCGCCGGGTGTTATCAAATTTACCGATATGGGAGAAGTAGGTATTATGCCTATGACCGGAAAAGATGAATTAATCCTTAAAAATCCCGATGCGTTATTAAACGGTGAGGCTATTACAGAAATTATCAGAAGCTGTGTCCCCGCTGTTTCTGATCCTAGAGTACTTTTGACAAACGATATTGATGCAATTGTTACCGCCATTAGATATGCAACCTATAACGATAGTCTTGAAACAGAATTGGTCTGCCCGAAATGCAAGAATACTAATCCATTTAAACTAGATCTTCAATATTCTCTTGACAATATGTCTTATTTGGAAAATGAATATGTTGTTAATCTAGAATCCGGATTAAGTGTTTTTGTCAGACCATATAGTTTCCCCGAATTACTGCAGGGTCTTCACGCTCAATTTGAACAGACTAAAGTTTCGAGAGCATTAGAGAATGATGCTATAGATGATACACAAAAATTAAAACTCTTTGCGCACGCATTTAAAGAACTTTCGACAGTAACTTATAAGTTAATGTGTAATTCCGTTATCAAAGTTGTTGATGAAAGTCACGGAGTTGATGTATCAGATAAAGAAGATATTAAAGAATTTCTACAAAATATAGATAAAAAAAGTGTTGATAAAATTAGTGATCTTATCAAAGAAATCAATCTCATTGGAATTAAAAGAACATTCCTTGCGAAGTGCGTAAATCCAAAGTGCGGACACGAATGGGAAAACGAAATTGATTTTAACCCTGTAAATTTTTCATAAGGTCCCTAATGTTCCTTCGTCCGGAACAAATTGGTGACCTTATACAATCCTACGCAAAGGACGCAATAAACCTTAAAGAGCAAATTGCTGAAATTTGCTATGTTATGAAGGGTGGAATTGAGTACGACTCTGCGTGGGGTATGAGTTTTGAAGATAGGGAAATTGCTATTAGAGTAATAAACAAACGCATCAAGGAAGAAAATCCAGGTGGCCCCGAGTATATGTGAGGTAGATATGCACAAAAAAATTGATTTACAAGAACTTGATATTCCTAAGGATGATATCGAATGCTGGGAAAGGTATCCTAAGCATCGGTGGGTTTATGATTTATCAAGACTACTCGACGCCCAAAATATTATATGGAGTCCTTACGAAGTTGAATCATTACCCGACCGAGAAATTAATATAAGACTGATCTCAGATAAAATAAATGCAAGATACCCTGGTTATATTTACTTTAAAAAACCAGAAGGTGCACATATTATTACTGAGGTATATATCTTAAAAGGGGAGATTAAGATTATGCGTCACACCAATGTTGTATCAGAAACATTATTTGGTGAATTAGAACTAAGACTTAATTCTTTTGTAACTAGATATTTTCAAAAATTTAACGGTGTGATCAGGGTGGAGACATTGGGAAATGTCATAGTCAGAATACGTCTTAGCAACGAAAGCGATTCTAATAAAGAAACTGATCAAGAAGTAATAAAACTCATTAAGCGTATATATAAGAAATCAGATTTAACACTGAACGGTCTTACAGACCGGATACTTCAAGAGACAATCGCTTCGTAAACTTCGCTCTTGTCGTCTTTCGTATCAAGCACTTCGTGAACAATGTTAATTATTTAGAGGTGTTCTAAAAATGCTTGACGAAGGAGTCAGACCAAGGGTATCCAAAACCTTGGATAATGAAAATCTTGACGATTTCACCAGACTCTGAACCGAAATATTGTTGTAGTGTTGGATTGATTATATCAACTACACGCTTATTAGGCGTTTCGGAAGGGGGACCGGGCAATTTGCCTTTCTGTCCTCGTTGCATAATGTAATACCTTTCAGCCGATATTACGCAACCGGGAGGCCATACCCTGTTTTCACATACCTCCCGCAAACTTGTTATCATCTTACTAACGTCAGAGGACGCATTCATATGATTTCGCCATTGCACATCCAATGGACCTGGCTGTTGCGCTCCTTTCCGAACGACACGCCGACGAAATATTAACTAGGCTCGTCAACCTTAAAATGTGATAAAGAAAATTTGGATTTTGATTTAATTGAAGATTTGGGTTTTCTGTAGTTTTGATGTAATTGTGTTAAAACCTATACGCTTTGATCTTGTACGTTCACGGGGCGCGTCAGTCCCGCTATCTGAGTGATTTTGCACGAATTTTGTGTGCTGTACACTATTTTAGCCCTGTAGAATCAACGGGGCTCACAATATTGACACAAACGCAAACAGGGCCCGGGGGCCCTGTTTTTATGTGGTTTTCTTTAAAAAGTTGTGTTTGGATTCGTAGTAAAACTACGCATTTCCTCAACACGTCTTAACCAACCAGCGAGATATTTTTGCTGTGTTGGATTAACCGCAACGATGCTGTTATAATATGCAACTCTTTGATTGCAGATTGAATTACAAAGTGTAATTGGGTCTGCGGCAGCCACCGCTGCAAGAGTTGCAGGGCCAATCGCACCATCGTCAGTCACTCCTGCAGCTCTCTGTAAAAATTTTGCAGCAGTTCCTACGCCGTTATTTACACAGCCGTCGAAGTTTAGTGCACCTACTCTGCCGGGCATTTGATCGCATCGACCGGCTATCCAATAATTCTGATAATAAATTGCCTTAGCACCGTCCCAGGTTAGGTGTGTAACATCAACATTGGGATTCGCATTCTTAGCAATTCCATACTTTGTTTCTCCACCTGGATCAGTGGGATCATTGGTGTAGCCACAAGCTCTTGCATTTGTTCCATCTTGTGCGCCAGGTGCGTTTAAATCCCACCAAGATCCAACCTCATAATTCATTGCCTTATTTACAGAAAGATTAAACGCATTAGAATATATCATATTGTTACCTTATATTTACAATTATCATTATGGGATTTCTTAAGATTTCCCTTATCACATAACTTTCCACAGTGCTGGCAAGATTCTTTAACTTGATTTGATCGGGATAAACTTATTTTATCCTTAATTGATTCTTTTAAGGTTCTTATCATATTGTGATTTAACGGATTATCTTTACAATTATCATTATGGAATTGTTTTAGATTACCTGCACTTACAGATTTATTGCAAAAGATACAAGAATATTTTATTGCCGGTCCAAATTTTAATCCTTTTGTAGAAGATTGTTTACCATTTAATCTTCCCTTTGATATATTATCTTTTTGTTCTTTAGTGCGAGTTAGGCCTGTAGTTTTCTTAGCTCTTTTATCTTTCTCTGATTGAGATTGAATTCTGCCAGAACCACCCTCTCCACCATCTGTTAAATTACGTAGTATTCCTGTATGATTATCTTTACGTCCGTACCAACGTATCATTCTTCTCTCAAGAGCTAATGCACCAATCTCTGTAAGGTTAGTTTCTAAAATAACAATTCTTGATTTATCTAATGGGGGTGCAGTAATATCCCTTTTTGTATGATACCTTGCCCTTTTATTTGAGCCTTTACCGATATAATATGGAGTTCCATTTTCTCTTAAATATGCATATACATAAAATCTTTTATTCATAATAGTATTTATCTGATAAATAAGTAAAAAGGGGACTTAATAATGCCATCCAAATCAAAAAGTAAAGGTAATGCCTGGGAACTAGAAGTAGCTAAGTTTCTTAGTGAAACTTACAGCGAATCGTTTCTAAGAATTCCGTCGTCGGGAGCATTCGTGGGTGGTAAAAATAATTTCCGTAAAGCAACTATTGATTCTGCACAATTGCAAGGTAAGAAGGGAGATATTCATCCGCCGGAGGCGTGGAAGCATTGGAATATTGAATGTAAATCCTACGCTGATTTCCCCTTTCATCAATTGTGGTATGCGGATGTGAAAATCCTCGACTCCTGGATTGCACAGCAACACGAGGTCGAGGATGAGGGTGATTTGAACTTGATTCTAATTAAAATTTCGCGTAAGGAGAAGTGGGTTGTATATCCACAAGATCTAGGTTTTCAGGTAGAGCGAGGGCTTCAGTATAAGGGTTGGGTAGTTGCTCAATGGGATCAATTTTGGTCTCGGGAACAAAATCGAGAATTGGTGAAGGAATTTTCGACTTCCGGGACTTCGATACAACTTTTACCAATGGTAGACAAGGCAGAAGAGAATCTTTCCAACTTGTAAATCCAAGAGTAGGCATAATTGTATCTGTAACAATTTTTCCTAATTTCTCAAATATAGTCATTTTAATCTGAAGTGCGCTTGATTTAGGAATTTTTTTATCTGCTAGATATTCAGCAATAATTTTTCCTTCCATCATATATACATCAATTAATGCATCAGTTCGTTCATCTATTATCAGCAGATAAGTATCAATACCTTTAACTTCTAAATTTCCAACAATTTTGTAGGTTGCATTAAAATTTGATTTAAAAGATGTAGTTGAATCTTTTTTAACGGCACCATCTATTACTTTATCTTGGGTCACAGAGTATATGGCATCGTTTTCTGTTTTAATTAACTTACTGGTATCGGTATAAGTCGATTTAAGTTCTACTGGCTTAATTATTCCGCCTTCTAATTTCATTGCGTCAACTCCTTTTCTGGAGTTTAAGATTGGCAAAAATCCTAAATATATAGCACCTAAAATATCGTGTGTCTTTGATGCTAATATCCATCTTCCAACAATTCCGGGATCAGCATCAAATCCATAAAACTTCATAAGATCAAATCGACCCTCTTTTATTTGTAATTTTAATTCAGTAGAATTTTTATCTCTCTTAGTAATAAATTCTTGACTATCCATTGTGTCCTTTTTATTTTTATAAAGCTTCGTTAGTTTAACGAAGCGTAATCTCGAATAGCAAGAGCATCAGGCCTTAGTTTCGACAGTATCTGCGGTTTCTAATGTGGTGAAGCCATCAGATTTGATCACCTTCAAGACATTCGTCACGCGTCCAATCAGTTCATCACGGTGAGAGATAAGGTAAATGTTTCGTTTATTCTCACGACTCATTTTCTTTAAGATAGCCAATGCAGACTCTACGCCACTGGAATCCAATCCCGAATCGATTAATTCGTCAATAAACAATAGATTGATTTTATCGTTCATACTCTCATAAACATCACGGAATGACCAAGACAGAGATAGAATAAGTCTCGTGCGTTCACCGCGACTTAGGTTATCAAAATCGAACTCCTTACCATACATACTAATCTCAACCTCAAGATCGGATTTGAATTTAACATCGTGCGGAAGTCCAATATCTGCCAGGTAATGCGCTAATCTATGATTTAGGAATGCCAGGTTTTGATCGATAATCTTCTTACGAATAAAGCTATCCTTGTTAGTTAAAAGTTTCAATAAGAAATCCTGGTGGTCTCGAAGCTTAACCAACTCGTTCAAAGTCTTGAAGTCGATCTCTTGCAAACCATCTTTCTTTAAACTTTCAATCTGATCGACGTACGGATTTATAGTCTCAAGTTCACTCTGAAGACTATTGCCTAGTGTATCCAAGGTTGTCTTATGGTTGTACGCTTGTGCAAGAGTATCATAGAATGTTTCCGGTAATTTAGGAATCATTGATGCAACTGAATTTGCCAGAACTTTTGTCTCGTCTCTTTTAGCAATTTTTTCTATTGCCTTTGCCTTGGCATCCTGATGCTGAGCAACATATTCATTATGAACTTTATCGTGTGTTTCCTTATCCATTTCCTGATTACAGGTGGGACAAATTTTCTCAGTAGAACTTAGAAGAACTCTATCAAGTCTTGTAATAGTCTTATTAACATCTGTAACATCTTTTTCTAATGCGGCGAGCTCCTTAGTAAGTGAACGATATTCAGTTGTTAGATCTTCTACTTCCTTTTTGGATTTATGAAGTTCAATCTCTTTATCGATATCTACTGTGAGAAGCTCAATGATTGAGGCCTGTAGTTTTTCAACCTTTGTTTCTTTTGCACGATTCCACGAGTTTGACTTCGCCTCGAGTCCGAGTATGTTCTGCTCAATCCGTTTATTAGCCTCTGTCGCCGCAGAGATGCGGAATTCTTCTTCTTTAATCTCATCTTTAGTAACCTTAGCTTCTTCTTTTAGCTTTTCTGCCTTCTCCGAGAGCTTTGTAATTCCGAGTAATTGTTCAATGATAACGCGCTGTTCATTTGTACGCAATGCAAGGAACGGTTCTACATAGGTGTTCAGTGCAAGAATGTGCTTAAACATATCGTGCGAAATGCCAATAGTTCTCTCAATTTCCATCTGTGTAAAACGACCTTCACCCTGTGATTCGTCTTCGTTGCAATCTTTTTCAATATCACCCTTGGTGAATTTAAAAATACCGGGTTTACGGCCTCGTTCTATCTTGTACTCGATATTGTTTACTTCGAACGTTAATGTAACCAACATATGCTTCATATTGGTTTTATTAATTAAATTATCTTTTTTAATATTTGTTAGAGCAGAACCATATAATGCAAAACTGAGTGCATTTACAATGGTAGATTTACCAACACCGTTTCTGTTATCGTTTCCACCTAAGTCTAAGTTTTCGCCAAGAACAAGAACTAAATCATTACTGCTAAAATTTAAAGATTGAGTAACATTCCCTATACTCATAAAGTTCTTAATTGTTAAACCGTGAAGTTTTAATGCCATTTATAATCCATTGTAAATTTCTATAAGTTTTGCAGCACTGATAGTTGTACTATCAATATTATTTAATTGTTCAACTACGATTTGATCTACAGTCTTAAAAGTAATATCTCCTGAAAAATCTTTATCAAGATCGTCATCCTGGCTTCTTACAATCTTAAACTCTCGAACACTATATTGTGTTAAAAAAGTTTCTCTTAGAAATATTGCTTCCTCGTAGGTAATATCAACATCGAGTGTGACTTGAAGATATGTCTTTGGTTTTAGGTAGATATCGGGATTCTTAAGGAGTGCCTGTAAATTGATACTAATGAATCGTGGTCCACCATCGTAATCAATAAACACCGGTTCCTTGTCCCATTCGATAAACATTGCCCCGCGTTCAAAGTCCCATACATCAGAATAATTATGACCGAAAGGATTACCAATATAATTAATTTTTCCTTTTGTCTGTCTCTTATGAAAGTGACCAGAGAAAACATAATCCTGATATTTAAAATGATCTGAATTAAGAGTACCGTGGTCAGGCATTTCTACCTGTGCATTCATTTTAAAACCTGGTAATTCTAGGTGTCCAAAGAGATATTTGGATTTGATATCCATAACATTTTTCCACTCTTCTTCGACTAACCAGGGAATTAGTGCAACATCATCCTTAACAATAGGTTCATCAACTAAAACAATATTTTTAAATTCGCTACCTACAACCATTGCGTGAATATCACGTTTTTCACGATAGAAGAGATCGTGATTTCCAACTAGGATGTAGGTAGTCTTGAATGCAGCGTTAAGCTTTCTTAGCGCCCGCATTGTGTAATCTAGTGTTAACAGATTGATATTCGAGCGATGATGACTCCAATCTCCCATAAAAATGCAGGTTTCTGCACCCTTTAATTTAGCCTGATCAATAAGCCAGTCAACGAAGTTTAAACAATCTTCATTATGTTCTTTTGAATTATGACGTAGGCCAAAATGCACGTCCGTAAACACAATTGCCTTATCAAATAGCCGAGTCGTGGTCATCTTTTGCCGCCTCCTGAGCTTCTTCTCGCAAACGACGAATATCATTCTCGACAGCGAGTTGTCTCGAAAAACTTGGGCTTGCTCCACTATCAACTAATAGATCATCTCGGAGATCCTGGTTCTTCTTTTCGAGGTTTAAGACACGAGTAAAGCTATTCGATACAGATGCTGTGTAATACGAGAATGGGTTATCAGACTTATATTCATCGAACTGCAATCCCATCTGTGCCAACTGTAGAAGTGCCTGACCCTTCATTTCATCTAGATATGTATAGCCACGCCAATTACCGCGTTGCGCGTACTTGTTTACCATTAAGATGAACATCTTCGCAAGTTTGTTTGTGATAGATCCGTGTTCGTAGCTGAATTTACCCTTCTTTGAATGTGAGCGGCCAACTTCTTTAGCTTCACCAGCCTCAATAATATAATGCTTAAATGGCGCAAAATTCAGTTTGACATAGTTATCTGCCTCGGATTTTGGATTCTTCTTTCGACCCGGTGCCAAGGGAATATGGTCAAATCCTAAAACACGGTAAACAAGATCTTCAGTTGGGATTGTTTCTGGTTTAATTTTATATTCGGCAAGCTTTGGCTTATCCACCCTGGAGGCTAAAATTGTACCAGCTGTAATCCCGTCAATCTGAGCCTGCTTTGCTGCTTCAAATGCTTTCGCCGCGATACGTGCAGCTCTTGCAATTCTACCCTTTTCTTGAATTTCAGGTAGATAAATATCGTTAATGTTTTCCACAATTACGTCATAATCACTATATTCTGGACTAGTGTATTCGCAAAAAGAATTTTTACTACGATGGATTTCTTTAAGCATATCCTTGTTGTTAAGATAATTTACTTTCTTAACCGGGATGACTAGAATGGTATCTGTAACTTCATTGTCGTCATCTTCTGGTATAATTGTCATTAAGGTGTTCTCCATAAAGGGTTTCGTTGTAGTATAGCATATCGCAGCGAAACAGTCAAGGGTATCGTAAATAAAACAGTTGTTTATGATACTGATAAATAAGCAAGATAGGAGATTTTATGCCACAACAAGACTACCGTGCACGGTTACAACCAAAAGATATCAGTAATGCAACAGATGTTCTCGGACCGCAGTCTTCGAGCAATATTTTATTTCCGTTGTGGGCAACGAACGGAGTTCTTTTCCCATATACACCTTCGTTAAGTTCCGGTAACACTGCGGAATATGATCCTACTGGGTTTATTCATTCTAACTACGGATATAATGCTTATGTTAGATCTTATCCTAAGCCTATCAGTTTAACTGCGGAATTTACAGCACAAACTACAGATGAAGCACTATATTTATTAGCGGTGATATGGTTTTTTCGGTCCATTACGAAATCTTATTTTGGTATTAATCCTTATAATAAAGCAGGAACACCGCCTCCTGTTTTACTTTTTAATTATCTCGGACAATATCAATATAATAATGTCCCGGTAATTATTAAGAATTTTGATTTTACTTATCCTGCTGATATTGATTATGTACCAGTAAGCACGACGTTTAGTAATGGTAGCAATGGTGTAAGTCTACCGCCCTCGGCGTCGGGAGGATATACCTATGTACCAACTCATATTACTGTAACGGTAGATCTCGATACACAATATATTCCGATTAAGCTTCGAGACGAATTTAATCTTGATTTATTTCGACAGGGTAAACTAATCAATAAGGGTTATATTTAATGGCACAAAATACAAAAGATACGAGTCAGTATTCTTTAACGCCTATTAAGAATTGGTATCTCGATATATGGGTCCCAAGAACTGTTTCGGCTAGTGATTATGATAATCTTATAATTATTCCGGCAGCATTTAATCAGCGGCCGGATTTACTGAGTCAACAAGAATATGGTACACCAAAACTATGGTGGGTATTTGCACTTCGTAATCCAGATCTTATTATTGATCCTATTAATGACTTTTTAGCTGGTTTAGAAATTTATGTCCCACCAAATATCTTAAAGAATTAAATGGCAACAGGTAATTTAAAATCATTTATGCACAGCTCGGCAACGGTTCCCGATGGAACCGGAATAATACCTGTGGCGGCGGGCGCCGCGACCACTGGTAATAGATTTGCTGGTTCTGCAAAGAACCCTGCACCGAATACACCTGTACCACTCCCTCACAACACCGGTAATACATCATCTGATACTGGTCCGGATTTTAAACTTGAATTTGAACCTAATATCTTTGATAATTATGATACCTATACCTATCATTGGAAATTTTTTATTACATCTTTAGAAAATGCATCAAGTGGGCAGGTGTTAAATCAGTCAGCACAAACAATTATTGCAGAAAGTGGAGTATCAGACCTAACAATCGATAAGGTTGAAGTAAATGGCATCGCTGTACCTTCTGTCGAAGCAGGTACCCGAACACAGACATTGATTAAATTTGAAATTGTGGAGCCAGCCGGTGCTGGATTACTCGATAATTTATTCAATCAGTCAGTTGCACTCGGTATTGGTAACTGGTTAGTTATGCCTACTTTTCTGCAATTAGAATTTCGTGGTAGAAATCCAGACTCTGCCAGTTCAGATCTCAATGGCGGTCCTGGTGGACTTTCCTCACTAAAATGGGTGTGGCCATTGAAGCTTACAAATACGAAGGCCAATGTTACCAATGTTGGAACTCGTTATGAGTTTGATGCAATTATGTACGATGAACTTGCACAATCAAACTCATATTTTAGTATCCAGCATAATGTTGTATTAAGAAATTTAACAACTTTTCAGTCAGCAATTACCGATCTCGAAACTAAAATTAATGACGATCAGATTGAAAAACTTATTGATAATTATAGTATTCCGGATGTATACAATTTTCACGTTGACCCAGTTTTACGTGACAAGTTAATTGGCCTTAGTGATAAAACTAAGAGTTCAGCAAGACACGGCGCCTGGGATATTTTAAATGAAAAAGCTGCATCTTTTAATGCCGGAACGGGCATTGACAAAATAGTCGATTGTCTCTGCGGAAATATGGAATATTTTCAAGAAAAAATGCAGAATGCACCGAAACCGGCCGCGCAACCAAATACATCTACAACCGAAACTAATCAGATGAAAAGTTTGTGGAGAATCGTTACGGAAACAAAGCCTATAGCTTACGATATGGTAAGGCAGGATAATGCAGTTCAAATCGATGTCTACATTGTCGAATACGACCTGGGTATGGTTGACGTAAATGCATCTCAGACTGGGCAAACTCCAGACTCTCAAGCGGCTGCCCAAAAAAGATTTCTTGAATATGCTAAAAAGAAAATTATGAAGAAAAAGTATAATTATATCTTTACTGGCCTAAACGATCAAATTAAGAATCTTGATTTAAATGTTAATTTTGCATTTGCGTCATCATTATCGCGTTTTGGAGGTATCTACTACGATTCTTCTATTAGAGATACAGGTATCACTGCTAAAGAATTAGAGACACAGGCAAATGTTACAGAACAATTAAGGAAAACATTGCAGTATCTTAATACTGCAACCAGCAACGAAGATGTTAATACCAAAATTAACGAGACTCAGGCGGCAATCAACGCTGC